AAGGTCGGCATGTTATTCAAGTCAAAGTAAGAAAAATTACCAAATTTAGTTAAGTAATAAATTTCATCCAGTAAAACTTTTTTATACTGTGAAGAAAGGACGAAAAAAGTCAACCCCAAAAGTTACATCAAATGTAACTTTTTCTCCTGATGGGGCTGTAACTTCTTGTGTTAATTCAATCGACGGTTCACATTCTTTTGTAAATTTTCTCAAATGTTTAGAGTCCATTATTGGCATATTTTTTACAAAATCAGATATTTTTGATTTATCTTTAACTCCATCTATTTCCATTATTTGGGTTTCCAATTTTTTTGTCACAACGGGTGCGACCATACCTTGTGGGTATTTTTCTAAAATTCTATCTATTTCTCTTAATTCTCCCCAGTTAAGTAATTTAATTTTAACGGTTTTTTCAGATTTAGGGAGTTTAGTGATAAAAAACCCATCAGAGTCACAAGTATGTATTGGGTCTTTATATTTTAATTCATCTAAAATAATAGTAACTTCAAATTCTTTATTTGTTTTAGGGTCAATAAGATTATAAGTATATTCAGGACCAAAGGCCGTGTTTCTTAAAAAAATTAAAATAGCAGATAAATCTACGTCTAATAAACTATCTATTTTAAAATTCGGTTCGTATATTTTATTTTTTAATAAAGTGTAAATAATACCGTCTTTAGAGTTGTTTTGTGACATCAAAATGTTTTCATCATTTGCAGTTAAGTACCCTACCTTGATTGATTCTTTTTTTGGTGTGTAGTACATACCTTTAGAAGGTAATTTTACCACGTCGTGTGGTAGTAAAAAATCTTGTTGTCCATATACTGATGATTGATCCATAGTTTTTTTATTTTAAAAATAATCTAACATTATTCTATGTAAATAAAAAAACCCCACTTTGTTAGTGAGGTTCTTAAAAATATATTTAATTTTATATTAATAAACTAAAATACATCTGTCAGGTTGCATTGTTGCTTTAACTGTAATTAAACCATCTTCACTATAACCTAATGAATCAAAATCAACGTTAGTTAAAAAACATCCTTGTAGAATCCATTTTTCAACAGCAACTCCTGTTGGGTCTAACATTTCTAAATCAACGTCTTTTTTATATCCAGCAGCATAACCCATACGACCCGTTACTGATTCAGCGTGTAAACGAACCCACTCCATAAGTGCTTGTGACGCTGAAGGTCCAATTGGGTCTCTAAATGTAACATCAATTGATCCCCACTTAAATCTACCAGCAACATATGTTTCAGTATTTAAAAAAGGGATTGGTGTCGACCCTATTTCAACTTTAGGTCTTGAAGTACTATCAACATACCAAGAGTTAATACCCAAAGAAGAAGGGAAAGTTATAATAAACCTATTTTTTCTTTTAGGTTCATATTGAAAGGGCATTTTCATTAATAAATCAGCCATGTTTTCTAGTTTTTAATTGTTTTATTTTTTATATAAATATTATCTTATTTATTTTTTTGTATTTACTTTTTTTTAATTTTAAATATTTCTTTACTAGAAAGTTAATTAAATCTAGTTTTCTTTCCTCCTTTAGTTAAATATAAATTAACTGGATTTTTTTCATATTCTTTTTTTAAAAATTCAGATGAGGCTTCAATATTTCTTGGGTCATCATCAGAAAACCCTAAAGAAGTAAACTGACCGACAAATTCTTCTAAATCTTCGACCGGTTCAGACATTGCAACATCATTTTTAAATTTTGGTGTTAATTCTGAAAGTCTCATGTTTGGGTTGTTATCTAAAATAAATTGTACTAAATTTTTTGCCTGTTCCCTACAATAAGATATAAATTCTTTTAATGCTTTATTTTTACCTTCTTCGGGAGAAGTTGCGCTACCACTACCGTAAGAAACGGGATGAAACTTACACATGTTCAAATATTGTTCTATTGTGGTGTTTTTGCTTGGTCTTATATCTTCAGTTAAACTTTCATTTGCTAATAAATCATATCTTCTAAGACTATCTTCTAGTTTTTTTCTACTTAATCCATTTTTATCAGACATTATTAAATTATAAACACCCTCTTTTAATGTCTCAGGATTATGTCCTCTAGCAGTAATAATTGCAAAAATAGAACCCCCATTAATACATTCAACAAAATCATTCCATGCAGGACCAACAGGAGCAATCATACAATCCATTAAAAATCTTTTATCTCCTTCTTCTTTAAAAAATCTAAAAGGATTGTCGGCAAAACTTATAATGGTCGCACTTTTATATTTGAATGGGTCTTGACCTATTTGTAATCTATGTTCTGCAAAATCTTCAGTTGACATTCCAATCTCGTCATCGTTTTCAGACATAACCATAATTTTTGTTGGCATAAACATTAAATTGTCGTCCCAATCAAAAGCGTAGTATTTTAAATCGGGTCTTAATGTATCCGATTCCCCATCACCAATTAAACCTTCATTAAGACTTTTTTTAATGACTTGATTATAAATATGTTTCCTTACATTCATATCTTTTTAAGTTTTGTTAAAATGTAATCAAGTTGTTTTTCTGTTATTATTATATTTTGTTTTTTTTGTGAAAACGTTTTTTTAGAATCACTTTCTAAATTTAAACTTTCTTTGATGTATTTTTTTTCTATTTTCATAATTTTTTATTTATAAATATATAATGGGGAATATTTCTACTCCCCACTAATTTTATTTTTTATTAAACGTCATCAAACGATGCCCCTGTTGGTGTTATAACAAACTCGATGTCGATATATTCTAACGCTCTTGTTGGTTTTAAGAAGATTTTACCTGTTAATGTATTTGAATCTAAATCTTCAGGAGTGTTAGATACTGTAACTCTAAAGTCGATTAAACCTCTATCTCTTCTAATTGAATCTAATATTGGATTTACTGAGTCTAAGAAATCTTGTCTTACTTTATCGTCATTTTGTTCAAATAGTAATCTTACCGCAACTGCCGAAATTAATTTTCTTGCTTGTAATAACAACCTTCTTACATTGATTCTGTCAAGTGCAGACTCTCTAACTTGTAATGTTTTATTACCCCAAATTACAGTTCCAACATCAGAGAAAGTTGCGATTGGGTTAATTCTACCCTTATAAAGAGTGTCTCTATCATCTTGAGTTAATTTTCTTCTTGCTTTAATAGCATTTACAATACCACGAGTATAACCTGCCGACGCGAACCAAGGGAATGCGATGTTGTCAGTTAATGCCAAGTTTTTAGTTACCTCCGCAGTTGGTGGTAAATAAATTTGTGTATTATTAACAGAGTCCCTTGTTAATACCCAAGGGTAGTAAGTTGCTGTATAATTAGAATCAATTCCCGTATCTTCTAAGTTATCTACCGCCTGTTGTGGGTATATTAATCCTTCTTCTAAATCATTGTATGTTGGTAAGAATAAATCAAAGTCAGGAGTTGTACAAATATAAACTGAATCTGCTCTGTCTGTTTCAACCATATCTATTGCCAACTCAACAAGATTTGAATTATTAACATAATCAATACCAGGGGTTGTAAATACGTTGATATTAACCGCTTCAGGATTTGCGAATGTTTGCTGACCCCATAAGTAAGCGTAGTAGTCAGTATTTGCCCAAGTCTCTTGGTTAGGTCCTGAAATTTGTTTGAAAGCTCCCCACCCTGTGGCCGTTGGGTATGTTATTGATGCTTCCGCACCTGCTTTGTAACCCGCTTGACCTAACGCAAAAGTATCCCCATTTGTTCTATATTCTCTATAAATGTCCCATCCATCAAATCCACCATATGCAAAAACAGTAAATTTACGTGTATTCAAACGGAAGTATGGGTTATTACTATCGTTTGGTTCACTATTAAATGACCCAACACCAACTTCAAATGCCGCTGTTTGACCTGAAGTTAAAGTGTTATATTGTGTAATAACTGTCGCTCCACTATCCATGTGGAAACCTTTAGTGGTGTAACCCCAATCAATACCTTCGGTATCTGTTCCAAGGTTAACCGGCACCTGTTTTCCTTTATATTCAAAAAAGTCAAAGTCAATACCTGTGATATTTGAAATACCTAAGTAAGCTCTTCTTGGATTTTCTCCGTTTGAAATAACAGGATTGTCTCCACCATTAGATGAACCAAAAGGAGGGTTATAAATAACTTCACCTGGTTGTAAATATTTAGTTTTATAAACCATAAATGGTGGTGTTGCATTTGAGTATTCTCTCATGTTGTATCCTTCAAAACCACAAGGAAGTGCATCTATAGGTGCCTCATCACTCATGTCTAACATGATGTATTTTGATTTAACTTGATACTCGCCGTTAGATGTACCAATTTTATTTGCTACATAATTATTTTGGTTCGGATCTAACGAACAATTAGTGAAACTTTCTATAACTCTAACGTTTTGGTCAGTATCAAAAAAGTCTCTAACAAAAAGATCAAAAGTTAAATTGTTAAATGACATGTTAGCTATAGATATTTTAACTAATCTGTTTGCCGCATTACCATCAGAAATAAGTTTAGCTTTAAATAATTTGTAAACTTTATTACCTCTAAGTTCAGAAACAAAATAAGGTGTTTCAGGTGTTTGGAACTGCTCTAAAAAGAAACCAATTGAATCTGAATCATTATCTCTTGTTCCACCTAAATCAATCCAATCACTATAAAGTCCTCTAATTTTACCTTGTCTATAACCTGTTGTTAAAAGGGCAGGATACGCTTCTTCAACAAAAAGAGGTACTTCAGTTCTATCTTTTCCAAAGTTACTTCTACCAAATACTTTAGAAATGTATTTTGAATCTGTTGTTAACATAGATGATTCAAAACTAAAGTTGTCTCCGTCTTGTGTAACACCAGAAACTAAGAAAGTGTCAAAAGGATCTTTTGTAACCCCCGAATAATCTCCTGATGTAATTAAAATCGCGTCTGTTTTTGCTGATACTTCATATCTAGGACCTGCCTGTGTTGATGAGTAAGTTGATATACCTCTAGATCTTAATGTCGCAACAACTAAATCGTCATATTCTAAATAAGGCGTTCCTGAATATTGTGTAAACATTATGTTACAAGAACCTGAATATGATCCTGCAGTTGTACCTGTACTTATACTATCTAAGCTAATACCAAAACCAAAACCAAAATATGATGACGCATCAGTTGATGGGTTTTGCGAATAAGTAAATTGAGAATAAAACCATGGATCATTTGTCGATGAAGATAGTGTGTTATTAGCAACATCAATACTACTAATACCATATGTTTCGGTAACCGCCGTAACAGTATTTATCGAGTTACCAGTAATATAAGTAATAACACCACCACTTACACTACCCCAAAACTGCGCCGTTGTACCTGAAGATGCATTTGCTGTTGAGAATAAATTTATTTCATTTGATAAATAAGTTTGTATATCACCATAAATTGTTGAAGTTGAGTTGTCGTAATTAGTGTACGTATCATTTACCACAGTTGAAAGTGGTGAGGGTGCGGTAAATAAAATCGATGCTGGATTACCTGTTAAACCTGTAAACGTAAAAGTTGTTACAGTATTACCTGTTGCGCCAATTGTTGATGGGTCAACATTACCCATTGTTGTAATTGACCAAGACGGACCTGCGTCGTAACCAGACAAACCAAGTACTCTTGTTACAAATAATTGATTTGATTGTTGTAGATATGCTTTAGCAATGTAAGCGGTTTCGTATTTTGGTATTTGGGTATTTACAAATTTTTCAGGACTTGTTGAACCAAAATATACTTGATACTCATCAAAATTTGTGATGAATATTGGTTCAAATGCTGGACCTTGTAAAGTCTCCCCAACAATACCTAAAGTTGTTACACCAACACTTTGTGCGACGAATGTTAAATCTCTTTCTGAAGTATAAACCCCCGGAGATACAAATACTTTGTTAGATGAAGCCATTTTTAAATCTTTTTTTTTATAATTTATTTTTCTATATAAATACCGCACTCAATAGCAAAAAACTTTGATTTTTTTTATAAAAAAATATATGGTATGAAAAATTTCTGCCTTTTTTCATACTAATAAACTATTTATTCCGGTATGAAGAAAATCAAAAACATTAAAATTTCTGAAGAAGTTCACGACGTTTTAAAAAAATATTGTGAAGAAAAAGGATATAAAATTCACAAGTTTTTAGAAAAGTTGATTTTAAAAACATGCCAAAAAGAAAAAGATATTTACGGAGAATAACTATATTATATATGTAACCGTCTTTAGTGTCGAAGATTCAGATACGTTATTTTTAGTTACAATTATTTTTAAAGTATCACCATTAGTTATTTGAATAGTTCCTATATTATCCCCAACATAATTGTTATTTATATAGACAGAATATGCGTCTACATTGATTGTATTTTCTACCACAATGTCTGCAGTATAATTAAATAATTCACTAACTTGGGTATTAGCACTAACAAATAAAATATCTAAATCAAAATTATCGGGTCTTGGTGGTTCTATTTTAATTTTTCTTTTTCTTGTTTTAGTGTCCACTTCTAACATAGTAACCGCCCTTGTTATTGCTGGAGAAACTTGAAATTCCTCTTCATCGATTAGTAAACCCTTTAAAGTGATTTTATAATTTGCAATATAGTATTTTCTTTTTTCAAGTTCTTTTGACGATTCATCAGACACATCATCCATCAAAACAGGAAGATAATGACCTTTAACGTTAATATACGCTTGTTTTGACGTAAAAGTTTGCATGAATATTTTATTAAACTCATTTAGTTCACGCATTCTATTACAAAACAGTTTTATATTATATGTTATATCTACAGGAATAGGTTGTGGTATTTTATATACGTCAGCACCTTTTCTTTGTCCATCCCATGTTGGTACGGTATAATAGTAGAAATGTTTTCTTTCGGGTATATTTGCAAGTCCTCCTTGTAATGTTCCGTATTTTACTTCAGGCATCCTTACAGTGGTAACAAATGGTAATTTAATATTTTTATCTAAATCGTTAAAATTCCACGTCGTTGTAAATTGAGCCCAATTTTGATTTGTAATAATTCTTTCAATCGTAGGAACCTTTTTACCGTCAACAACGAGTTTCAATCTTTCTTTAACAAAATCTAAAATACCTTTATCTAAATCGGCATGTAAAACCCCTTTAGGTAAAAAAGTACCATCGTCGGTTATTTGATCCAATAACTCTTGTCTTCTTTCTTTACCGACCTTTTGTGGTACAAGTGGTAAATGTTTTTTTATTTGTTTTGGTAATGCCATTATATCCCTTTGAATTCATTATCTGTAACAGGTGATGCAATAATTGAACGATAAAATGGTTTGTATCCACCATATGTGTGTTTATTATCTGAAAACACACGACCGTCATTTACAACACTATAATATCTAACTCTTGTTTCTGTTTCGTAGTACCCTATATAATCACCGTAGTTAATTTCAATATCTAATTCATCAAGTTGTTTTTGATAAACTCCGACTTTTAAATTTCCAGGTTCGGTTTGTGATAATTTTGATGACCCGTAATCTGTGTTTGTTGGTTGTTCAATTTGAACATACCCTTTAAATTCTACAGGTGCTAAAAATTGTATTCCGTCTTCTAAAGTTTCTCCGTAAACATCATCATTATTGGTCCTTTGTTTATCAACCCTATATAAAACAAGGGTAAAGTTCATGTCGCCATGTAACCATTCTTCACCCATATTAATATCCAAATTAAAATCTTCCTCCGAGAAAAACTTATTTAATCTTGTAATCGGAACTTTATTCTGTGCCATATTAATAAATACTTTGATTGATTTTTTTATATTATTTACTATTTTTATTTATAATATAATGGAAGAACTAATTTCAAAAACACCCGAAACACGAGCCGTTCAAATGTTAGATGAATATGAAGGGTCGAATAACTATATCTTGGCGTTAAAACACAAAAAACAAAATAGTAAATCATTTACCCCCACAAGATCTCAAGCAGAATACATAATTAACTTTCACGGACGAACACCAAAGGTGGCAAAAAAATGGGTCAAACTTGATTCATATTTTGGGAAAAAAATGATGGAAGATAAAATGTACACTAAAGAACCATCAGAAATTTATGTTGAAAAGTTATTAGTTGAAAAAGATAAATCATATCACATTTGGGGTAAGATATTTTCAGGTGACACATTACATGATTTTTGGGTACCTAAATCTGCACTTATAAAAGACAACGAAGTTAAAAATGTTGTTATTGAATATTCTAGATATGGCCACAGGGCACCTATGGATCACCAAAAAGAGGCGATTGAGAAGTTAGTTAGAAACAAAAAGTTTATTTTGGCTGACGACATGGGCCTTGGTAAAACAACCTCAACTATTATTTCGGCATTAGAAACGGGAGCAAAAAAAATATTAATTGTTTGTCCAGCATCTTTAAAAATAAATTGGCAAAGAGAAATTGAAAATTATTCAGATAGAACCATATATATTGCAGAAGGTAAAAAATTTTCAACTGAATCTGATTTTGTTATAATAAATTATGATATATTAAAAAACTTTCACGACCCAAAAAAGAAAGACGATTCTATAATTTTAAATTCTAATTTTGATTTAGTGATTATGGATGAAGCGCATATGATTTCAAATCCACAAGCACAAAGAACAAAGATTGTAAATGATTTATGCGGAAAGGTTGAAAGGGTTTGGTTATTAACGGGAACGCCGATGACATCAAGACCAATGAATTATTATAATCTTTTGAGTTTGGTTGAAAGTCCTGTTGCCGCAAATTGGATGGCTTACGCAAAAAGATATTGTAACGGTTTCCAATTTAGTGTCGGTAAAAGAAAAATATGGAATGTAACAGGAGCATCTAATTTAGATGAGTTAAGAGAAAGAACACAAACCCACATATTAAGAAGATTAAAAGAAGACGTATTAGATTTGCCCGATAAAATTATTACCCCCGTTTATTTAAGATTGAAGTCAAAAGATTATGAAGAACTTATGGGTGAATACTTTAATTGGTATGATAATAATTCAGAAGAGTCTTCATCTTTAACCATTCAGTTTGGTAAATTAATGAAAGTTAGAAAGGTGATTGCCGAAGAAAAAGTTAAAAACACAATTGAATTGGCTGAAAATATTATTGAACAAGGGAAAAAAGTAATAATATTCACAAACTTTACGGATACGTTACGAACCATTTATGAACATTTTGGAAAACAGGCGGTTTATTTAGACGGGTCTTGTTCAAAACCTCATCGACAAAAAGCTGTGGATGATTTTCAAGAAAATGATAAAATTAAAGTTTTTGTTGGGAACTTAAAAGCTGCGGGGGTTGGTATTACTTTAACCTCAGCAGAGGCCGTAATCATGAATGATTTATCGTTTGTACCTGCCGAACACGCACAAGCGGAAGATAGATCACACCGAATTGGACAGAAAAATTCAACCTCAGTTTATTATCCACTTTTTGAAAACACAATAGAAGGAGCAATATACGATATTCTAAATAGAAAGAAAAAAATCATATCGACTGTTATGGGTGATGACATGATGGAAGACGCATCTTCAATTGAAGAAATGTTAAATTTAATTTCTTCTAAGAGGTGATATTTATAATACATGAAAGTTAATATCGCCTATAAAGGTTATCTTCCAACAAAAGAACAAAAAAGTCTTTTTGAAAAATTTATATCGTTTTTAAAAAAATCACATCCACTAAAAAAAGATATTGACATTGTCTTTACCAAAGAAAGATATGGTAAGATGACAACAGGTGTAAGAACAAAAGACGGTCTTATAAAAATTTTAGTAAGAGATAGATTAAATCGAGACATACTAAAAACATTATCTCACGAATGGACACACGAATACCAAAGAACAATTTTAGGTAGAGAAAAAGGACCTAACATTGGTGGTAAAAATGAAGACGAAGCAAATGCCGTTTCAGGTGCTGATGTAAAAAAGTTTGAAAAAGGTAATGAAAAATTAGAAAAAATAATTTACAAAAAATTTCAAAATAAAATAAATAAAATTGAAGAGAGGTTAAATATTGAATCTTTTAATAATAAGATTTTAATAAATGAAATAAAAAAAGTTAGTATTGAAAGTTTGCCTTATGGTTATGGGGACTTAACAAATTTTATTGACTCTGAAACTATGAAAACTCATTACAC